TGCGATGTTTCGCGCACCATTTTCAACTACTTGGAATAGGGCAAAAGTCATTCCCACTCTGCTTGCAGAGAGGTGCGATGCTTATTTCAAAGATCTGCCATCACGACCAGTTAATGATGATAGATATGAACGGGCATTATTGAGCGCTCGAAGGATGTTTAAAGTCGGAAAGGTTAACCCTCTCCACATTAATGATAGTATGAAATACTTCCCACATCCTGAAAGATCTCCTGGTTTACCTTACACAACAGAAGGATTTCGCAAAAAGTCACAAGTTGATCCTAACCGCATAAAACAATTTTCACATAATCTTAAATATGGTATCTTCAACAAGTGTAAAACACCTTGTAACGCAATAGGAAAATCAGTAGTATCTAAGAATGAACCTAAAGTTCGTCTGGTATGGGTTTACCCCATGCATATGACTATGATTGAAGGTATGTTTGCACAACCTTTAATTAGAGCTTATCAACGGCGAGAAGGCGTGTATTCTATATGGGTCCAATATCGGAAAGGTCACATGAAAGTTATCATGGGTAAACGACCTAGAGGACACTTATGGTTCGCTACAGATTGGAGTTCATTCGATGCTAATGTACCAGCATGGTTAATTCGTGATGCATTCCGAATTATCCAAGATAATATTGATTTTAGTAGATACCAAGATTGGGGAAAACCCACCCATGACCATACTTTGCCACGGTTATGGACTAAGATTGTGGATTACTTTGTAAATACACCTATAAAGTATCCATGCGGTAAGGTTCGTGTCAAGAAGTCTGGAGTTCCCTCTGGATCTTATTTTACAAATATGCTTGACACAATTATCAACGTGATTATGTTGTGTTATTTACTTGACAACGTCAAGTATTCTTCTATGTTTGCACTCGGTGACGATGGACTCGTTGCTGTTAAACCAGGAGATGTCTGCATTAAGCAGTTTGCGGAAATGGCTTTAAAAGTCTTTGGTGCAGTGTTGAATCCCAGTAAGAGTGAGTTAGGTACTTTCGTACCTTTCTTGGGTTTTAGGATGTCTAAGAAAGGCTATCCTTTAGCTGACTATGATAAGCTCATGGCTCAGCTTTGCCTACCGGCAAGACCTGATACTTCTATTGGTGATTTTGTGTCCAGGTTAAAGGCGTTACAGCTAGCGTCTTTCGGTTGTGAGAAAAGATTTCTCTTTGAGACACAAACCTGGTTGGAAAAGGTTGGTTTAACTGAGTATACGCCTTACTTAGACCCTCGAGACGATCTTTATCGGAAACTGGAGCAGCTAGGCCTCTGTGAGTGGCCAGCTCTCGATAAAGTATTGCTGTGTAT